CTTTGCCTACTATGTTTAAAATCTCGCCTGGCGGCCCTGGTTCTTTAAAAATAAAGAGTAGGTCATCTATGGAGCATTACCCGTCTTATGTGTCAGCCCTCGCTTTGTCAAAGATCATGGGTTCTATCGACAGCTCTACTGTACGTGCCTGGCAAGCTAATTTCCAGCTGCGTACTGAAGAAGAAGCTACTTGGTTGATTAAGAATCGTGCTAGGACTGCTACAGTAGGAGATAACCATCTGTACCTTCTGGTCAGGGCACTTTCGTACTACATGGATTCAATGTGGGCGCAGGCTAAGAATGTTGTTGTACACACACGGAAGCAGTCTTTAGCGGGCCAATCATACAGCATTTATCATGATACAAACTGGGTTAGTTCTATCAATGAAGGAGGTAAAGAGGTAGTTAACTGTACTGACATGGACTTAGACTATGCTTATTTTTGGACATGTTGTACTCTGCCAACTCCCGAGGTGCTAGCCTCAATGACTACCCAGGATGGTTCGATGGTTGCTTCTCCTTACGGCAGCTTAACGACTCAGTTGAACACTCCGATGTGTGTTATCAGTGATCATAAGATTATGCACCCGAGGAGGGCTCCAACCTGGTTTGTGCAACCACAGTATATGCTATCTTACATAGAAACTTATGTAGCAAAATTTGGACTGCACCAACAACTATCTGAGGCATATTCCATAGTGCAGTATCTCCCAATTGCTAAGCAGTTGGGTTTGAATGTGTCCCTCCCTGAACCTATTCACTCTTCCGATTGGTATGAAAATCAGGTGGAAGCTCATGATAATTCATCTTGTACTACAGCTTTGGCCGGATCACATCCTATGCAATTAGTAGCTAGTGTCAGTATGATGCCTCTACTTATAAAATGTAGCTTTTATGACATGAGCTGCGTCCTTATAAAAAATAGAAAACATATAACCCCAAAAAAAGAAGAAACAGATTATATAACTCAATTTTGGAAGAGATCACTCTCTCGCGGAGGTTCTGCGATGACGTTCATTTTTAACCGCATCTTGAGGGCCCCTCTCAAAGCAGCTCATTTGTGTGGTTGGACTAAACATATAGTAGACGTGACTCCTATATTGCCCACGCGTTGGGACGATGTGTCTCTGCTACCCCTGTGCGTTGGAATGTTGCAGAGTGTAACATCAAGTTCTTCAATTCGTAGCCGCTTCTATGAGGGAGCTAATTTTGTATTTACCCCCTCTATACTCAATAATTTGGCCTCCCTATCTATGGACCAACTACAAGCGGCATGGTTATTAGGCCTGGTTAAAGACAAAGAAATGCGTTTAGACGATAGGTCAAGAACCTCTCCTATAGTTCCTATGTTGGATCATGATCCGGCTATAACTTTCCGGGCTGCCACAAGGACAGTTAACTTACTCGTCTCTACGAAAACTGATCAGATTACTGTTACTTTTAGGCCTCCTTACAGTATTGCCGATGATGTCTCTAAGATCATGTTAGATCCGCTAGATTCTGATTCTGTGGATAACGTTTGGGGTTTTGGTGGTCTAGAGACTCCGGATAGTTTGTTGCATAGGGGCGGCGATTTCAATGCAAAAGCAATGGCTCAAGTATTGGACGATAACTCGTGTGTTAATGAGACAGCTAAAGTAGTATCTGACAGTGTTCTGGCCAATGTAATTGAGCGGGTTGAGGTTAGAGCTAGGGAAGACAGTTTGGCTTTGAGTGAGAAAGCGTTTAAATGGGTCGTGCATAACACTTCAGATTATAATCACTTTGAAAACCAGCTAGCTCAACCTTCCAGTCTTATTCCCTTACCTAAAGAAAATGGTCAAAAAGACTCTTGTGGTTGGGAAGCTTTAGAAGCTCTGTTGTTTAATTATGGTTACATCTGTACACGTAGTAAAATATTCAGTCACGTTAAAACAGTCAGCGGCTGCAAGATGAACAGAGATAAGTTGAGTGCGGCCGAAATATCTTTAGCGTGTGCTGTTTATAACATCCCGCTTACTTTGGTATTGCCTGACCTAGGAGAAGTGTTCCAATTTTCTGACAGTTTTGGTAATTCTTCCCTTACTCCTTTATATTTAATTGAAGAGCATTGGTCACTCAGCGGTGTCACACCTTTACCTACAGACACTGTGCAATTAGATGATGACGTTGTGGATTGCAACTCTCACGAAGGTGGGTTCTTTCATAAGGTCCCGGATGCGAATGATATTGTAGGCAAAGCCAGTTTCATGTCTTCTTTACTCTTGAAGTGGGAACATCGGCTGATAGCAACTGAGCAACTGGTCTGTCTGCATAAGCGCATTTATCCTCAACGTGGGGTCCCGAGATTTTTACTGGAAGCTTTGCCTAATCATAGTGGTGTTGATATGTCCCCCAAATACAATGAGACAGGTCTCCAAGGGATAATTTATGACTGTTTTAACAATCTATCTATCCATAAAAAACCTATTTTACAGTTATGCCTAGACGGGAAACGTAGAGCAAGTATTAAAGCACTTTCTGACTCATTCCTATTAAAACAAGATGAGAACAGTTTTTACTACCGAGAACCTGCTGCTTCTAATAAAGCTAATGTTACTTTAGCTGATATATTAGAATGTGCTGTACGAACTAAGTCGAATGAAGAATTGGCATTAATAATCTCTTTTTGTTTATTACATACGGGGCAGGCTTTAGAGTTTGTGTCCTCTGTGTGTTTATGGTTAACGATAGCTAACTTGGATACTTTATGTCTAGGTGCTTTGAAGGATGAGGGAGTCTTTTTTGTGGATGAGGACAATTGGATAACAGTTACGAAACGACTGCATGACAAATGGAGGAAATTTGGGATAAAGAATGAGCAGGGGAAGAAGCTCGCTGATCATTTATGGTCTCAAATGTTATATTTGCCAACTTTGTTTGGTAGGGGCGGAGTTGAGGTTGATTGGCAAACTGAATTCTCCAACAAGTCTAAAGAGCCTGATAATATATTGATGTTCACCGGAATAGGTTGGTCTGCTGAGGCTGCTGCTCAGGCTATAAGAGTTGAAATGGATGAATTGGTTAAAACTTCCTATCCTAAAGCTGTTCCACGCCCTTTTGATGACTTTATGGACATGGCATATGAATGGCTGGTGTCTGGGTCTTCTGCTGGTTTGCCTAGTGTGTTGAAGGATTCTCCTCTCAGAGAAGAAGTGTTAAAACAGTATGGTATACAGCCTAGGCCTACCAAAAGGTCCGTTATGGAGGCGATTCCTCGTTCTAAAATATTGCAAATCCTAAATACATCCCCAAAAGTGGTTTCTAAAGCTCATATGAAGCTTAACGAGACTGGAGGCAAGGCTAGGGCTATATACGGAGTTAGTTTGTGGCATTATATATTTTCAAATTGGTTGGTGGCCCCAGTTGAAACTAATTTAAGATCAAGTTACGTAGACATAAATTTACCTAACTCGAAATTTGTGGAGTTGTTGTTCCAAAGGGCTCACAGTGCTAAACAAGGGGCAGTTTTCAGTTCTTATGATTATCCGGACTTTAACTCTATGCATTCTCATGAAAATATGGCTAATCTATATTTAAGCGCAAAAAACCACGCTATGGCTAGCATCAAGAATAGTGGGGCGATGAGCCAAGAAGATATTTCCCTTATTAGAAAAGGCTTTGATTGGTTGATCGACTCCACTTATAGACAAGCGGTTATTCACCCAGTTACAGGAGATCTGATACCTACTATAGGAGGACTTTATAGTGGTAACAGAGACACGACTTTGATAAATACCTTACTAAACGTATGTTATAGTAAAGTAGTAGATAAATCTATG